TTACGGATTCTCCTTGATCCAAACACATTCACTAATATCTTCAGGCGTGTTGTACATACGTTTACACTGTTCATAAGGATGACTATAACTGCCTAGTACTAGTCCAACTCCTAGTCCAGTTAAGATACCTCCTAACCAAAATGCTTTACTCATCCTTGTGGTGCCTTGTGCTGTGCAACACCTGCTGCCTTTGCTAGTTCTGAAAAGCGATCAGCAACCTGTCGCATTTCTGCTTCCATAAGTTTGTCTCGTTCTCCAAAACTTCTTGCCATATTGTGTAGCAAGATAACCATATCACCATCTGTTAATGGTTTACGTCCTTCAGGTAATGTTGACATTTTCATTCTCCGCTTGTGCAACACGTTTACGCAGACCGCTGGTGCTAAATCTGTGATCACGTTTGTTAAAGTGTAGTTCAATACCACGTTTTCTACAGACGTCCTTGCCTGTAAATTCTTTTTCTCTGTATTCCTCACCTAGAAATCGCACATCAACTTGGAATAGTTCTAGAATATCAATAACATCTTCTTCAGTTTGATAAGGTACAATCTCGTCGATGAACTTGAGAGCGTTAAGTTGTGCATAACGCTCTACAAGTGTTTGTACTGGTTTGTTTTTTTCTGTAGGACGATCTATTGTAGGATCTGTTTGTAACCCTACAATAAGATAATCACAGTTTGCTCGTGCTTCACGCAACATACCAATATGCCCTGCGTGTAGCAAATCAAAAGCACTAAATGTAATACCTACTTTCATACGTCACTCCATAATTAACTCTAACACTACTATTTAGATTTGTCAACCCCAATCAAACAAACTATTGAATGTTGTATTTTGTTTTGTGCTTTCTAAATCATACTTCAAAACACCGATCAAGTTATCTAGTTTGTTGTCAATGATGACTTCTTCCATTGCATCACCGTCAAATGGCAGTTCCTTAAACCAGTCTGGAATACGTAGCTCATCTGTTGGATAAGCAACACTTGTATACCCTAGTGGATTTGCTTTTAGTTTACAAACAATAACTTTCATACCATCAACAATCTCTTGCGAGTACTTGTCACCATTCATACGCTTGAGTGTATTCCAGTTAATACTTGCTCGAACATGTCCGGGCATGTTTGCTTTGCCTTGCTTTTCTTCGAGACGCTGATAATGTCCAATTTTGTTTGCACGTTTAGGCGAACCCTTCTCAAAACCTGGACGTTCTTTAAACTCACGTCTAAATTCTGTAATACTGTCTAGTAGTTCTTTTTCAGGTTTTAGATCCAACACCATGTCCAGCAAACTTTTCAAATAGTCTTGCATAAACACCGGCGTATCACTACGCTTTAGATCAAGACCCATTGCTTTAACTTTGCCTAGTTTACCGTCTTTGTCTGTTCTATCACCTTCTAAATCATACACACGTACTGCATAACGTTTCTTTGTAATAAACAACCCTGTATCGGCAACAACTTCACGTCCTGCTGCAATTACTTCACTGCGTGGTCTTGGACAATGAAATGCACGTTTCATAAAGTCTGGGAATGTTGTATTAGCTTGTTCACACAACTGGTCATACAGTGTAATGACATTGTCTTTACCCCAGGGTATACTGCCTGCTTTGATCTCGTCTTTTAATACAGGATATGCACTAAAGTATACTGAGTCAGTGTCGCCGTAAATAATAGCTTTACCAACATGATCATACTCGCCTGTAATGATCTTATTAACTTCGGCTGCCATGTGTTTAGCAATCTGTCTACCAGTAAGTGTAGTACTCTGTCCTATCCTTTTGTCAAAAAATCTGCAACCAGGATTAAGAATGGCCCCGTAAAGAGAGTTAAGATTAATCTTTTTAACCAGCTGTCGCTTGTCCCAAAACGCAATCTCAGTAGCATTGCCTGCTTCGATTGCTTTCTTTTTCTTAGCTTGTAGTTCTTTTCGTTCTGCATACCACCTCTTGAGTAGACCTGGTACTACTCCTTCAATTTCCCAAGTAAAAATAGTACCATTAGCACTGAGCATCCACGGTTGCTGACTATCAAAAATCAACTTATAAATCTCAGCACCGCTTAATACGTGACTGGTACCGTCTTCCAAATCCAGTGTTAGTGCAACATCTTTGCGTTGCTCCATTACGGCATCGTATTCAAGTGTGCCAAATTTGCCTTCCCAAGCACCTGCAAATGATTTCTTTTCCAATGTTGTTGCATTGTGCAAAAACTCATCTGTTAAGTCTGGCCGAATTTGACCGATAATAGTTTCTGGTGCCATGTTCATTGCACGAATGATACTTGGATACAGACTGTTCAAGTCCATTGAACCAATCCATTCATGCACACCTTTTTTAGGAAACGCAACATAAGCACCTGCTGCCGCAGTATTGCCTTCGTGTTCTCGTCTGTTAGGAACCTGCAATCCTCTGTTATGAGATTCGTTAATGATTGCTTGTTCTGTAACAGCAACAGCACCCATAGTTGTTTGTAGCAACACTGTATTATCGTGTGCAATTTCGTTAGCAAGATCGATAAAACGCAACTTCTTGTCAATCTTGTCAAGTAGTGCAACGTCTTGTCTGTTGTATTCGATAAACTTGCGAAAATCGTTGTTATAAAGTTGATCAAGTGTGCCTTCGTACACAGTCTTGTTCTCACCAACTTCCATTTCGCCGATAGCATCCAATCGATATGTATGACGTTCTTCATAAGTGTACTTGCGATACAGTTCGAGATAGTCCATATGCACACGCCCAATAGTATCAAACGTTTCGGCAGTTTTGCCAAACTTTTCATACTCACGTCTTTTAGGTAACTGACCCCACAAGCAAAAACGTCTTGTATCATCTTTGCTTAGTACACGAGCAACACGGTTTACAGTGTACGGAATATCATAACCTTCGCTGTTCCAGCCACTGATAATATCTGCATCTTCAATAACATCAAGGAATGCTTGTAGCATATCACCTTCGTTAGCATACAAATAAGTGTTATCAAAATCTTTGACTTCTTCTTGTGCTTGCTCCATGTTTAATGTTTTAGGAGGAAGTGCAAATGTAATAAGTGCATCCAGCCATTGCAAGTGTACAGTAATAGCAGTAATGGGCATGAACGGATCGCTTGGATCAGCAAAGCCACGCTCTGGATCAAAGTCAGTCTCAATGTCGAAAAATGCAACGTTTAGTTTAGGTGCATCTTGGTTAAGATAGTTTTCACTTAAACATTGGAAAATTGGATTTACATCCGATTCAAACATTTTCTTGCCTTTATTAATGGCAAGTTCTTTTCTAAAGTCTTTGGTATTTTTACATACCACACGTACTAGTGGATCGCCAAAAATGCTTTTGTACTTGCCTTTTTGGTCCTCATAATAAAATGTATATTTTGCTTGATAGTCTTGATAATGTCTTTTACCATCACGTCTTTCAACCACGTGAATAATATCAGCATCTCTGTCAAAAAATCCGTCTACATACGGCATCTAATTCTCCTTGTTGTTTACTGGCCAACTAACCTTCTACTTGCTCGTAAGTGAGCGACTCTAAAATACTTATTACCACCAACCCATTGCAACACCAAATCCGAATACATTTACAAATCCGAAATATGTTGTTAACATCATAGGCCACGCTAGTGTTCTTCGATAATAGCCATACACTGCTGTAACACTTCCTATAAAAAAGAACGGATATACCACACGCATATCAGGTGCATCAGCATTAAGTGCTAGTGTTAAACTAGCACCTACTGTGAATATAAAACTTATTAATTCAAAGAAAAAAGCAATTTTATCTGAATGATAACTACTTGCCCAAAAACTTAAAATTTTGTTCATTTATCATAGCCAAGTGTGGTGATAAGTGTTTCGAGATCATCAAATGCATCATAGTGCTTATCCCAATCACGTTTTTGTGCAATTTTAATTGCTTTGTTAATCAAAGCTGGTTTTACGTTTAGTTCTTCTGCTACTGCTTTTACAGTATCTTTAAGTCCTGCTTGTAGATCTTCTACTTCTTGCAGTACAGTTACACCTTCTTTTACTAGACGTTCTAGTTTGGCCTTTTCTTCAGGCCCGTATACACGATCGCTCATAGATCATTACTCCTTATTGTTGTGTTAAGTATAAGATAAATTTACAGAAATGTCAATAATTTATTGTATGCCAAGTGATGCTCTTTCAGCATCACGAAGAGCTTGATCTGACAGTGTTGAAAGCAATGTGTTAGCAAATCTATTAAATTCGGTAAAGATAATACGTATTAGTATTACATCACTTCCTTCGCTTGAATTTGCTCTTTCTGATAGTGTGCTTCGTACACGAGAAATCATACGGTTTGCAGCCGCAAGATCATTGTCGCCGGG